CGGCACTTTTTAACGCGAGGCAATCCGGGTGCCACACCGACTGAAATTTTGGAGAGCTTTTACGGCTATCTTCAAGTTGGGGGGAATGCCTATCTTGAAGCGGCTTTAGTCGATGGCGTGCCCGGTGCACTTTATGCCCTACGACCTGACCGTATTAGTATTTTAAAAGGCCGCGATGGTTGGCCAATCGGATATGAATATGAGGCTGGAGGCTATAAACGTCGTTACAAAAGAGATGCAGCAACGAGCCGCGTAGCAGTTCATCATATGCGTCTCTTCCACCCTACGGATGATAGCTATGGTTTCTCGCCGCTGGAAGCCGCTGCTCAAGCCGTGGACGTGCATAATGAAGGTGGGCGTTGGGTCAAGGCTCTCTTAGATAATTCGGCTCGCCCAAGCGGGGCCTTGATTTATAAAGGCGGCGAAGGAACCGAGCGCCTTTCCGATGATGCTTTTGACCGCCTGAAATCTGAACTTGAAGGCCAGCATAGCGGCGCGCGCCATGCGGGCCGGCCTATGGTTTTAGAGGGTGGTCTTGATTGGAAAGCTATGAGCTTGACCCCGTCAGATATGGACTTCACCGAAGCTCGCCGAGAAGCCGCCCGCGAAATTGCTTTAGCTTTTGGTGTTCCGCCCATACTGTTGGGTATTCCAGGCGATAATACTTACACGAATTACAAAGAAGCTAATCAAGCCTTCTGGCGACAGACAATCGTCCCTTTAGTGCAGAAAACAGCTCGTGGTTTGGAAGGGTGGTTACAGCCATATTTTGGCGATAACCTTCGCCTTATACCTGACCTTGATAAGGTTCCGGCCCTTTCTGAAGAACGTGCGAGACTTTGGAAACGTCTGGAGGAAGCTTCTTTTCTATCTGATGCTGAACGTCGTCAAATGGCAGGTCTTGCTACGGAGGAAACTCTATGAACGGCAAACCTGTATATATGGACCGCACGATAACTCTTGGACTCGTCTTGGCCGTTCTTATTCAAACGGCGGGCGCGTTGCTATGGGCAGGAGCAGCGGAAGCCCGTCTTTCGACATTAGAAACGCAGGCTGAATTAACAATGCCTGTGGCCGAACGTCTTGCGCGATTGGAAGAGCAAATGATTATGGCGCGTCAATCCTTAAACCGTATTGAGCACCGCCTCGATACACCTCAAAAATAGAGATATTTATGCAATTCATTCATGAAGCTGGAGACTTAAAAATCTCCGGCTATGCCAGCCTGTTTGGCCAAACGGATATGTCTGGTGATGTTGTAAGACGCGGCGCATTCGCGGCGAGTATTTTAAGTCAAACAAATCAAAAAATCCCGATGCTTTTCGGACATGAAACCACGGATCTCATTGGGGTATGGGATCGTATCATTGAAGACCGTAGCGGGTTGTTTGTATCAGGCCGTCTTATTCGTGGAACCGGTATAGCTAATCGTACTGCACGGTTAATCCGCGAAGGTGCGTTGTCTGGCCTATCCATTGGGTATCGACCGAAACGCCTTGAAACCCGACCTGCAGGCGGAAGGAATTTATTAGAATTAGATCTCTGGGAGGTTTCTGTTGTCGCCTTCCCGATGCTGCGCTCTGCGCGAATTACACAAATTGATGACATTCAAATTGAACCTACAAAAAGGAGTGTCGCGTGAGCGAATTAACTCAAACAAAAGATATGAAAATGTGCCAGATGAAAACGGCCCAAACAAAACAAGTTAAGGCTGATTTTGCCTCGACCTTCGAAGCTTTTAAGGACGCCAATGATATGCGTCTTGCTGCCCTTGAGCAGAAACAAGATGACGGTCTTTTGACCGATAAGGTTGAACGGATTAATGCGGCTTTGGATGTTCAAGCTAAGCGCATTGAAAACTTGTCCATTTCGGCCAGCCAGCCCGTGATTGAGGGTGAAATATTTAACACCGAAGCCAAATCCGCATGGGCTTCTTACATCCGTACGGGCGATGGGTCAGATTTAGCTTCTCTGGAAGGTAAGTCCCTTAGCTCTTCTGTTGATGCAGAAGGCGGCTATGTCGCGCCTGCTGAAACGGAAAGCCGTATTGACCGTGCTCTTTTGGGTGCTTCGCCTTTCCGGGCTATTTCAACTGTGCGCCGCGTTGGAGCAGGTCAGTTTAAAAAGCCCGTCTCGGCAGGCGGTGCTGCGTCGGGCTGGGCTGGGGAAACGGAAAGCCGTATTGAAACGGACGCTCCGCAATTGGAACTGCTCGAATTTCCAGCAGGTGAACTTTATGCGATGCCCGCCGCAACGCAGACTTTGCTCGATGACGGCGTTGCCGATGTCGATCAATGGCTGGCTGATGAAGTGCGCGATGTTTTTGCAGCCCAAGAAACGGCGGCTTTTGCCGCAGGTGATGGCGTGAACAAACCCAAGGGGCTTTTAAGCTACGCTCAAGTGGCTGACAGCTCTCATAGCTGGGATAATCTTGGCTATGTGGCGACAGGCACAGCAGGCGGCTTTAACGTTGATGCGCCTATCGATGCGATCATGGACCTCATCTATGCACCTGAAACACGTTATCGTGCGGGGGCAAGCTTTATCATGAACCGCCGCACACTCGGCGAAGTTCGTAAGTTCAAAGATGCGGATGGTAATTACATTTGGCAACCGTCTACTGAAGCGGGGCAGCCTTCAACGCTGCTCGGTTATCCTTTGGCGGAAGTTGAAGATATGCCGGATGTGGCGAGTGAGGGCGCGGTCATGGCCTTTGGTGATTTCCGTCGGGGTTACCTGATTGTGGATCGCCAAGGTATCCGTGTTCTGCGCGATCCTTATTCTGCTAAACCTTATGTGCTCTTCTATACGACGAAACGTGTGGGCGGGGGCGTACAGGATTTCAACGCCATTAAACTGCTGAAGACAAGCGCTTCGTAACGCAAGTTTTCAATTTCAAAACAATTTCAAGGTCGCCTTTTGGGCGGCCTTTTTCTTTAGAGGGAAGGTCATTTTAAATGAGTATAATAGATATAACGCCGCCGCCCATTGAGCCGGTGAGCCTTGTCAGTGCGAAAGAGTTTTTGCGAGTTGACGGTTCAGATGAGGATGCCCTCATTACAGATTTAAGTATCGCTGCGCGTGAACGTATTGAATTTATGGCCCATACGAGTCTTATCACGCGTCGCCGCGCTTTTAGCTCGCACCGTGTTCAGGCCACAAATTTATTTCTAAATCATAGTCCTGTGAAACATGTCCATAAGGTCAGCGTTGTTGACGGCGCGGATAATGCTACTGAAATTCCGCTTGAACGAATTTTTATCAATAAACACGCGACGCCTGTCTCTATTTGCATGGCAGGGCGGGATAAGATTTTTTCTGATTATGCAGCTGACCCTGCGGCTATAGTCGTCGAATTTGATGCGGGGTATGGGACATCGCCTGAGGATGTTCCGATGCAGCTACGGCAAGCGCTCTTGCTTCTGCTCGCGCAAAACTATGAATACCGGGATGAGGCAGCGCAGCGCCCTGTGCCTATGATGGTTGATGCGCTGCTTATGCCTTATCGGACGGTTCGGCTATGATCGGCCAGTTACGAGTGCGGCTTGGCCTTTATGTGCCTCAAGAAACGGCAGATGAGTTTGGTGGCAACGTTACAACATGGGTGTTTCATCGGCTCTTATGGGCCGCAATAAAGCCCAAGACCTTAACAGAAACGCGTGAGAATGGACGGCTTTCTGTTACGCAGAACTATCTTGTGACGCTGCGCTATCGGCAGGGTTTCCCGGAACGGGCAAGGTTAATGTGGGGCTCTCGCATATTACGCGTCATTACCGCATCTGACCCGGATAATCGCCGTGAACGCCTGCATTTGATTTGTGAAGAAGAACAGCAATGAGCGATATTCAAGCGGCGATAGAGATTGCGAAAGCAGTACATAATGTCCTTAGCGATAATATGACAGTCAAGGCGGTCTTGGGTGATAGCCCACGCCTCTATGACAGTCCGCCCGAAGACCCTGTCTTTCCATATCTAACTTACGGACCTATGCGATCTGAGGATAATAGCGGTGACGGCGCGGTAATAACCAACCATGTCATGACCTTGCATATTTGGTCGCGATATGGCGGCCGCGCCGAAGTGTTAGACGTTTTACAAGCTGTAACGGGTGCTTTGGAGGCAAGTTTATCTTTACCTAGCATTCATGTGGCGCGGTCCCGGGTGATTTATACCGATATATTTCGGGCCCCTGACGGACAGACACTTCATGGGCTTATTCGATTTTCAGTGACAACCGATAGAGAAGAGGAGGCAGCATAATGGCAGCTCAAAATGGACGGGATATGCTCGTTAAAATCAAAAATGAAGCCGGAGATTATATAACTTTGGCCGGATTGCGCACTAAAGCCTTTCGTTTAAACGCTCGTGCCGTTGATATTACTGATTCTGAGTCTGCGCAGGGCTGGAAAGAGCTTTTACCGGGGGCAGGAGTGAAGTCTGCTGAAATTAGCGGGGCAGGGATTTTCCGTGATACGGGGTCCGATGCCTTAGCACGAGCAGCATTTTTTGAACAAAGTGTGCAGGATTACCAATTTATCATCCCTGATTTTGGAATTGTTGAAGGTCCATTTCTTCTCACATCTCTCTCTTATGCCGGGAGCTATGAGGGGGAAACGACTTATGAGCTTACCTTAATGAGCGCCGGTGCACCTAATTTTAGTACGGGTTAATGAGCTTTCAAAAAGGTGATGGCCACGTGGTCATTGCGGGAACCGCTTACGGGCTGCGCCTGACTATGGGCGCATTGGCTGAACTCGATATGCGTCTCTCTGTTAAAGGACCGAAGGAACTGTCCCAACGCCTTCGGACTTTATCTCCTGCAGATGGACGTGTGCTGCTGACGTGTGTGATGCGTCCTTGTCTCCCCTCCAAAGACGCCGCCGCGTCAGCAGCCAAATTTTCAGATAAGGATATTGCAGGGGTCATGCCCGCCATTTGCCGTCTTTTTGAGGAAGCCTTTTTGCATGACTAAAACTCAACATTGGCCGTTTACTGTGTGGCTCAAAATAGCAGTCACTCAGCTTGGTATTTCGCCTTCTGAATTTTGGAAAATGTCAGTGCTGGATTGGTTTGTCATAACCCGTTCTCAGAGTGTCGCGCCGATAACGAAAACAGATTTACTTAAAATGGAAAATGATTATGAGGCCCGAAAATGATGCCGCCAAGGCGTTGGAAGATTTTGCAAATGGTCCTGCCTTGGACGCTGCAGATGATGTTGCCAAGGCTTTTGAATTTGCGGGTGAACGAATTACGACCGCTTTAGAACGCGCCGCGCGATCCGGTGAATTATCTTTTAATGTCTTAGCTGAATCCGTTGCGCGTGACTTGGCCCGCACTGCAATTACAGAGCTTTTTACAGCCCCACTTCAGCAAGCCATTGGGGGGTTAGGTAAAACTATTTCAGGCAACGCAAAAGCCTCGCCTGTGACTGTGAATATGACGGTGTCTGGTGTGGCTAATCCCCAAAGTTTTAAACGGTCTCAGGGCCAAATTTCGGCAAGTCTTGCGCGCGCTGTCGCAGATGGCCAACGGTATATTTAAGGGAACAATCAATGACAGATTTTCATAATATAAGCTTTCCCCTTTCACTAGCTTTTGGGGCGAGCGGCGGCCCGATGCGCGTGACAGAAATTACACAACTTGCGAACGGAGCCGAACACCGCAACACAGCACACTCGCAATCTCGTCGAAAATATAATGCAGGCGCAGGTGTAAAGAGTATAGATGAACTTTCTGTTTTAATTACATTTTTTGAATCACGTTTAGGTCAATTACACAGTTTTCGCTTTCGTGACCCTATGGATCATAAATCTTGCAGGCCAAGCGATGCTATCTCGGCAACAGATCAGATCATTGGTCAGGGTGATGGAATGGAGTCCCAGTTTCAGCTCTTAAAAACCTATGAAGATAGTTATGGCGAGTATCGACGATTAATTAAAAAACCAATCTCAGAGACTGTAATGATTGCGCTAAATGGAGAAGGCATTACGGCCTCAGATTTCAACGTAAGTGAGCTTTCAGGGGAAGTAAGTTTTAATGTTCCTCCGGCAACCGGAATAGTGATTTCGGCAGGCTTTGAATTTGATGTTGCTGTGCGTTTTGATGTCGACCAATTAGATCTTGCGCTTGAAAGTTTTGGCGCAGGACAAGTTGCAAATATTCCTCTTATAGAGGTGCTGGAAAATGCGTAACCTTAATCCCGATTTACAAACCCATCTTGAAGGTCAGGCAACAACGCTTTGCTGGCTTTGGAAAATTACACGGCGTGACGGAACTATTTTTGGATTCACAAATCATGATGTTGATCTTGAAATAGGCGGAATTAAATATGAAGGGTCTTCCGGTTTAACACCAAGCGAAGTTGACCGACGGTTGGGGTTTTCTATCGATAATGGCGCTGTGCAAGGCGTCCTTAAAAGTGAACGCATTTCATCTACCGATATCAAAGCAGGTCTCTATGAAAATGCTGTCATTGATAGCTATCGCGTGAACTGGAAAGACACATCTCAAATCGTTCATATGGCGACGGGACGACTAGGCTCGATTCGTCAAAGCGGAGATCAATTTGAAGCGGAGTGGGTCGGCGAGTCTGTTTTGCTTGACCGTTTTGTCGGACGCGTTTTTTCAAAACTCTGTGATGCAGAATTTGGCGATCAGCGCTGTTCATTAAATGCGGATAACTTCCCGGACGGGACTACATGCCCGCGAACGCTTTCGGCTTGCCGTGTTCAATTTGATAATGTCATCAACTTTCGAGGTTTTCCTTATTTGCTCGGAGATGATGCGCTTCAGGCTGCCCCGCAACTGGGCCAGCGCCGTGATGGAAGCTCGCGCTATAAATGACGCTTTCTTATATCACGGGGCAACATATCCCGCGCCATCAGATTTTGAGCGCCGCGCATGATTGGCTCGATACGCCCTATCAACATCAAGCCAGTGTCAAAGGTGCTGGCTGTGACTGCCTAGGGCTCATTCGCGGTATTTGGCGAGAGATTTACGGGGTGGAACCACTTGAAACCCCATCTTACACGCCTGATTGGGCGGAAAGTTTGGGCGCGGAAACGCTTCTAAATGCGGCCCAAGAGTGCCTAACGGCCATTCCCAACGACAAAGCATGCCCCGGAGATGTCCTTCTCTTTCGTATGGCACCGCATGTCCCCTGCAAACATATCGCTATTCTCAGTGCGCCTGACCGTATCATTCATGCCTATTGGGGGCGAGCCGTAGTTGAGAGCTATTTCGTGCCTTATTGGGTGCGCCGTTGGGCCTATTCTTTCTCATTTCCGAGCCTAGAGGCATAAAACATGACAACACTTGCTATTCAAGCGGCGCAAATTGCGGGTAATGCCCTTGTCCAAACGGCTAGTGCTGCCGCGCTTTCCTATGCCAATAGCGCGATTTCCAATGTTTTCGATAATCGGACCTTTGAAGGGCCACGTTTGGACAGTTTTCATCTGCAAACATCGCGTGATGGGGCGTCAATGTCACGTATTTATGGACGTATTCGCCTTGCGGGGCAGGTCATATGGGCTTCTCGCGTGAAAGAAATTGTGACAGAAGAGCGCGTTCAAAGCGGGAAGGGCGGCGGGCCGACTCAGCGAAACTACAGCTATACGGTAAGTTTCGCGATTGGCCTTTGTGAGGGCGACATACTCGGTATTGACCGTCTTTGGGCCAATGGCGTCGCCTTGCAAATCCCAGGATTAGTGATGCGGGTTTATAAAGGCACTTCAGATCAGTTGCCTGACCCTATCATTGGAGCGATTGAAGGGGGAACTGTCTCAGCTTTTCGAAATACTGCTTATATCGTGTTTGAAGACTTTCCTTTGGATGATTATGGTGCGCGCTTGCCGCAGATTAATGCCGAAGTCATCCGTGTGCCACCTGCAAGAGATGATACGCCGCGCCTTGAAACCATGGTGCGCGGAGTGAACCTGCTTCCGGGGTCCGGTGAATTTGCTTATGCAACAGAGATTGTTGAGGAAACGCCGACGCCGACATCCTCTCGTCCAATTAATATGAATAACCTCTCGGGTAAGGCGGATATAGAGTTAGCTCTCGATCAGCTCGCAACACAATTGCCAAATGTGAGGAATATTTCAATTATCACCGCATGGTTTGGCACGGATCTGCGCTGTGGGACTTGTGAGATCAAACCTGGCGTTGAAACCAAAGTTCGGGTCACGCCGGATGTCTCGTGGCGGGTTAGCGGCATAACACGCGGAACAGCCTATCTTGTAAGCCAGGATGAAGACGGCCGTCCGGCCTATGGGGGAACGCCTTCAGATCAATCCATTTTGCAAGCTATATCGTCTCTGAAATCACGGGGCTACCAGGTCACGCTTTATCCTTTTATTTTAATGGATATTCCTATCGGCAATGGTTTGCCGGATCCCTATGGCGGCGCGGAGCAGGGCGCATTTCCATGGCGAGGGCGTGTCACCTGCTATCCACAATCCATCGAAAACACGGCAACTGTGAATTCGCAAATTAATAGCTTTTTTGGTACCGCCCAATCTGCTCATTTTGGTGTTGAAAATGGAGCGCCAAAATACACTGGACCTGATGAATATTCGTATCAGCGTTTCATTTTACACTACGCGAAACTGGCGCAAATATCAGGCGGCGTTGACCGTTTCGTCATTGGGTCTGAGATGCGAAACCTGACGGCGCTGCGCGGGGGAAATAACGGCTATCCAGCCGTTCAAAAATTTGTTTCTCTTGCACAAAATGTGCGATCAATCTTAGGGGCTCAAACGGGTATAACTTACGCTGCAGATTGGTCGGAATATTTTGGCCATCATCCTCAAGATGAAAGTGGTGATGTGGTTTTTCATCTGGACCCCTTATGGTCAAGTTCTGCCATCGATGCCATCGGGATTGATGCTTATTTTCCGCTCTCGGATTGGCGTGATGATGAGAATCAGTTAGATAGCGATTTAGCAGAAAATATTTACAGTATAGATTATTTGAAAGCCCAGGTTGAAGGCGGTGAAGGGTATGATTATTTTTACGCGTCTCCTGCAGATCGTGATGCACAAATCCGGTCACAGATTACTGATGGCGCAGCAAATAAACCTTGGGTTTATCGTTATAAAGACTTACGAAATTGGTGGTTAAACTTTCACTATAACCGAATGGGCGGTATAGAACTTTTAACACCTACGAATTGGGTACCTGAAAGCAAACCCATATGGTTGATGGAGATTGGGTGCCCCGCGATTGATAAGGGATCTAATCAACCTAATGTTTTTTATGATTCTAAATCTACAGAATCAAAAATACCATATTATTCAAATGCTTCGAGAGATGACCTTGCGCAGCGAAAATATCTTGAAGCCTTCATAGATTACTGGGCAGAGGCGTCTGGAAACAATCCTATATCGTCTCTTTATAATGCTCCGATGATTACAACAGATATGGTCAATGTTTGGGCGTGGGATGGGCGGCCTTTCCCGGATTTTCCAGCGCGTGAAACTGTTTGGTCTGATGGTGAAAACTGGCAGCGCGGGCATTGGCTTTCGGGCCGTATGGGGCTCATCCCTTTGGCGGATGTGGTTAGAGATATATCCTTACAAAGCGGTCTTCAAACTGTAGATGTTTCCGCTGTTAATGGTCTTCTCCAAGGCTATCATATTGATCGCCCTATGACAGGGCGAGCGGCACTATCCCCGCTGGCCGCGCTTTATGGATTTAGTCTCACTGAAACGCCTCAAGGTCTGCGCTTTGCAAGTTTTGGAACAGAGGAAAATTTAACATTAAGCGAAGAAGATTTGATCGAGAATTTATCCTCTACTATCGAGCTGGTTAAAGATACACCCGAAGAGAAATTAAAAGATACACGCGTGCATTTTATTGATGCTGAAAATGACTACCAATTAGGTCTCGCAACAGCCAGAGATCAAAGTGCAGAAACGGTTCGAATTTTAGATGTGAATGCTGCTGTCGTGATGGGTCAAAGTTTTGCGAGGTTGACTGCGGGTCGGCTTTTACAGCGTTCGCTAGAAAACGGCTCGTCAATTAACTTTCAGCTCTCTGGAAAGCGTCTGGATATCGAAGTCGGGGATCTTATTTCACTCCTGGGTATTGATGATATTTGGCAAGTTGAAATGCTTGATGGCTTAACCACGCAGCGTGTTAAAGCTCGGCGTATGGGAGAACCCTTGATATTACCCAATGCTGGCAGCAAGCCAAGCGTTACTAGCGTTCCGGCATGGTCGTCTAAGCCCGTTCTTTTTGCATTTGATATTCCGGGAAATTATGTGGGACCGTTGATCGGGATTGGGCTTGATCCATTTTCAATTACGCAAGTTAGCGGAGCTAATAGTGAAGCAACGCTTGATACGCCTGCTCATATTGGGGCTCTGCTCAGTGATTTACCACGTGGCCCTATTGGGCGTTGGGATAATGTGGCCGCTATTGATATTTTCTTACCATCAGTCGCTTTATCATCACTTTCAGATGCCGCCACTCTCGAGGGCGGTAACCGTTTTGCGATTGAGACAGACACAGGGTGGGAAATACTTCAGGCAGGCAATGCTGAACTCATATCGCCTTCGACATATAGGATTAGTCGTCTCTTGCGGGGCCAAGATGGCTCTGACGCGGATATGGATGATGTCATCTTCTCTGGCGCTCGTCTTATTTGGTTGGGCTCGGGATGGAATGACCTACCCATATCCGAAGATTATATTGGTGAAACTTTGTCGTTTAAGGCTTATGCAGCAGGCCGCGAAAGTAACCCACTCGATTTTACTTATGAAGGGAAACATTTACGCCCGCTCGCGCCTGTGCATGTCAAAATAAGCGTTGAAAATGGCCAAAACACTATAAGCTGGATGCGCCGAACACGTAAAAGCGGGGATAGTTGGACAGGATTGGACGTTCCGCTTGGCGAAGAGACGGAAATTTATCGGGTGAAGCTAATCATGAACGGAACTGTGACCGCAGAATATGAAGTTTCAACCCCTGAAATCACGCGGCTTGAAGCTGAAATTATGGCCGCAAACGAAATTTGTATAGCCCAAGGTTCACGCGCTTATGGCTGGGGAGCAGAAACACGCATGAATATTTCGCCTAGCTAACCTCTTGTCACAGTTCAATTTCCACCTAAATACAGGGCATGGCTAAAAACCCATATAAACTTCTTGGGGTTCCCAAGACGGCATCGGACGCCGAAATTCGTAAGGCGTATCGTGCGTATGCGAAAAAACTACACCCTGATGTTAACCCTGACCCCAAAGCAGCCGAGAAGTTTAAAGAAATTTCTGCTGCCTATACGCTGCTATCAGATAAAGACATGAAGGCCCGTTATGACAACGGGCAAGTGGATGGTTCCGGACAACAGCAAAATCCATTTACGAGCGGCGGTAATCCTTTCGGTACTGGTTTTGGCGGTATGGGAAGTATGGGCGGAACAGGACGGCGCGCCCCAATGGGGGGCCAAGACGATATGGCCAGCCTATTTTCTTCGCTTTTCGGTATGAATATGGGGAATATGCAGGGCGGCATGGATCCCCGCCGCCAACCTGCCAAAAAAGGGGCCGATATACGTTATAAAGTCAGCTTACCTTTCATTGATTCCCTAAAAGGAGGCTCCAAAAAGCTGACAAGCGGCCTCACGGTAAAAATTCCTAAAGGTGTAGAAGACGGACAAGTCTTACGTATGCTCGGCAAGGGTAAGCCGGGCGTTAATGGCGGTCCTAAAGGGGATGCCAAAGTTGAAATTACTGTGAAGGCTCACAAAAATTTCTCGCGTGAAGGTAAAACGTTACGCCTCACGCTCCCAATTTCCCTTAAAGAAGCTGTGGTAGGCGCGAAAGTACGCATTCCTATGCCTGAAGGCTCTTTAGAGCTAAAAATTCCGGCAGGTACCAATTCGGGCAAGAAAATGCGTCTCAAAGGTAAAGGTATCGCAGGCGGTGACCTTGTTGTCACAACACAGATTGTTTTAAGCGAGAATGATGCTGGGGAACTAAAAAAATGGGCCAAAACCTCAAAATCTGGTGATTTTAACCCTCGTGAAGGTCTTGTTTAA